ATTGCCCTCAATATCCCCCGCCTCAGTATAGGGGATATTATCCTTTTCCCAAACCTGACCGAAATATTCAGTGACCATTTTCTCAAAAATTTCGCCGTTATTGTACTTGCTTTCGGCGACATTCTCATTGAAAAACTTTTCGGAGCAAAGCAGAGTTGCGGACGGCATAAGAGCAAGTTTCTGACCCGCATTTGGGCAGAAGCGGAGCGCATATCCTGCCCCACGGCTCGCCTTGTCAAGCTTGCAGACAAGGGGCATCACTTCCGAGGTGGTGATAGCCATATATACGTTGTGTTTATAGGTGAAGCCCCAGATATAGTTGTGAGTAAAGGCAGACTCATTATAGCGGTTGATCATGGTGGCGAATAATGCAGTGTTAGTCATGGTGTATAACCTCTCTTTCTCTCTCTCTGTGATTATAGTATAGCACACCCTACCGGAGCTGTCAAGGGGTTTTAGAAAAAAATTTTCGTGATTTTTTTAACAATCTTCTTTAATACTTTACTCTGTAGAACTTTAACGTGTTAAAGTGCTACTACTTTAACGCGTTGAAGTATTAATGCTTTAACGTATTAAAGTATTAACGCTTTAACGCGTTGAAGTTTCGGGATTTAACGCGTTGCCACTTTAACGCGCTAAAGTGCTAAAATTTTTTCGCTTTAACGCGTTAAAGTGAAAAACCGCGCTTGAGGGTCAAGCGCGGGCGGGCGCAATTAAAAAAGAGGTTTAGGAATTACTCCCAAACCTCAGGGTCAAGCGCCATAGTCCAGCGGTAAAGCAGTTCCACAGCCTTTTCGGTGTGCCACTTCTCGCAAGCCGTGGCGAAGCGGATAGTGAACTCATGCTCAAAACCCCACTTGCGAATAACCTCAGTAAGCATCTCATCTCTCGTCATTGTTCTTATCTCCTTTCCTTTTCTGTACTTAAAGTATAGCATTCTTTATCCGGCTTGTCAATAGTTTTTTTAAATTTTATTTTCAAACCATGCAATCATTTTTCCACTTGTTGCCTTGCATCTAACAACATTTCTTTCATTCAGTGCGGTAAAAACGTAAAGGAACTGTTTAAATTCTACTTTATCCATGATGTAAAGAGTAGCAATGTTATCAATAACAACAACATAAATCCATGTCGTGCTGTGAACAGTTGCAAAATAATTGTCAACGCTTTTTTCAAAAGTATCACCAAGCTTTTTATTAACAAGAGTAAATTTGCTAGACTTAACACTTGCTTTAATTTCGGGGATGTCGCTGTCAACATCGTAAGAAGTGTTTGCATCCTTTTTCGGCTCAAATCCAAGGACAGATTTTGCGATGACTTCCGCAAACTCACCACCATTGCACCACTTGTGACCGCCGTCAAAGCTGTAATTAGAACCCTTGTGAGTATTATCAAAGATGTAATTGATTTTGATTTCAGCGGTGATTTTCTTCATTGTTGCATTCCCCTTTCCTTATCTCTTGGCTTAATTATAAGCGATAAACCGGGAAAATGCAATACTGGAAAAATGCACAAAATTTCATTGAAAAAATTGTTAAAACTGCTACTTGACAAAACACCGGCCAGTGCGTACGCTGGCGGCCGGCCAAATAAAAAAGCTAGAGGTTAATTTTCCTCTAGCTCTTCAGCAGTAATTCCAGCCATCTTAAGAAGTTCATCAAAAGTTACTCCATACCTCATTGCCATTTCCATTTCGTAAGTCATTTTGTTTACCTCTCTTTCTCTCTTTTCTTGATTTAATTATAACTCTTTAAGTCCGGTCTGTCAAGACCTTTTTTTAATTTGTCGGAAGAAATTTTACAATTTTCCCATGTCTGCGGATCTCTGCGCTTCTCTCTCTTGTGGAAAGACCATTGAACCAAACCTGTGTTCCATCCTCAAACCAGTACCAACCTCTTGTATTTCTTGCCATTTTCTTTTTCTCCTCTCTCTTGATGGTTTAAGTATACCATAGACCGGGCAAAAAGTCAACTACTTTTTTAAAAATAAAAAAAAGATTTTCGGATTAACCGAAAACCTCTTTCTGACAAGTGGGGCACATCCCGCTAATTAACTGTTCTCTTTCTGTTGGAGAAAGTTCGGGCATTGCATTCTGTGCAAGCTCTCCATCTTTCCAATTTAAATAGTGGTTTTCCTCAACCTTAACCGAATGAAGCTTTCCGCAGAACGGGCACTGAATGTCGACAGTAATCATCATCTCCATGCCTCCTCAAGTGAACCAATAGCAGAATACTTTACCTTGTAAGAACCATTGAACTTAGTAACTAATGCTCTTGCTTCTTCTAATGTGTTTACAACTACCTTAGTCTTGTTGTCCTTAGCTGTCCACTCGTACTGTACTCTTGTCATTGTGATTACCTCTCTTTTTATTTTCTATAGTTATTATAGCAAATATTTTTTAATTTGTCAATAGTTTTTTCTTTTATTCTGCAAGCTCCTTCTTGATGGCAAGCTCTTCATTGAACAGCTTGTTGTCAAGTGCGTAGTCGTTGTTATTCCATCTATCCTTCATTGCGAGGAAGAATCTTCTGCTCTCGATTGCTTCAAGTCTTGCCTTAAGCTCTTCTCTTCTCTTCATTGTTCTTACCTCTCTTTCTCTCTCTTTCTGACTATAGTATAACGTCTTTTCGGGAATTTGTCAAGCCGTCAATTTGCACAAACTTGCGCTCTCCGGTTTGTGCATAGTGCCTATTGCGCGAAATACGCGTGGCCACACTCGTCGGCCGCGCGGCAAGCACGTTAAAGGGTTAGCAGTACGCTAACCCCATAGTCCTCCAGTTTAGCACGCTGATCTGATTGCAAGCCTTACCGATAGCCATTGCCTCTCTCTTGGTAGCTACTCTGTGGCTCTTGTCTACATAGTACACACCATCGCTGTACCACAGCCCGCAGTCGCCATTGTACTCTTCTACGTACTGCATAGCCTTACTTGCGCTCTTGGTCTCCTTGCCTTCAGTGGCTACCTGCCAACCGCTCTTGTAGCTGATGCTTGCGAACTTCTTCAGCGTAAGTCCATCGTTGTTCTTCAGTGCCTTGATTGCCTCTACTGTGATGCGTACCATTGTGTGTCCTCTCTTTCTGTGTGTCTCTCTCTTCCTTACACTCTTAGTATAGCACATTGCCCGGTGTTTGTCAACACCTTTTTATCCCACATACCATACTACGCAAGGGATGTCATCAGTGATGTCTTCAGTACCATTATCACAAAAGATGCAAGAGCAGTTGTCACCAACCATCCAGTCCTCTGCCTCGTCAAGCTCCCATACGTGCCCACGAGTATCCTCAATAGCCCAAGTGTCAGACTCGTTGTTTACCTCTACGACCTGAGCAGATGCAGGATAGAAGCCAAGGTTTGCGGTGGGGTTAGCTCCAAAAGTGGTTGCGATGCTGATAAGAGTTGCGATAGTGAATCCGTACATTGTGTTTACCTCTCTTTCGTCTTTCTTTCTCTCTGTGATTATAGTATAGCACAACCTCACTTACATGTCAACTCTTTTTTGCAAAAATTTTTAGGAATTTTATGACCCTTTGTCGATGAATTGCCTTCTTTTGGCTTTTTTCTGCATCGCTACAGCTCAGCAAATACGGCCCGCTTCCTCTGTCAGCGGGCCGCTGTTTAGGGGGTACGCCAGTAGGCCCTCGCGCAAAGGTCAAAGAAAGGCGACAATAGGGGGACGGTGTATTTTGGGAGAAAAAAAAATTGACCAGGCCAAAACGTTTTGGTCTGGTCAATTCTCCTACCAAATATTTTATTATTTCGGGAAATCTGAAAAAAGGTACTCCAACGATATATTATCATAATCTATATAAGGTATTTCCAATAATTCGACATTATTTTCTTTGCACCATTTTCTTTTTCTTTCATCTCTTTCTTTTTGTTCCTAAAAAGCTTTTTCTCCACCAAAAAGCTCTACTGGCTTATAATGTTGTTCTCCATTATATTCAATACATTTTTTTATATTATTTTGATTATCAAAAATTACAAAATCAAAAATCATTACTTCATTATTATTATTTTTAATTCTATATTGTTTTTGCCAATTATAATCAGTTTGTTCTAATATTTTTCTAATTTTTATTTCTCCACTAGATTCTGTTACGCATCCACAAGAAATGGTTCTACCATGTCCGCCCTATCCTTTTAAATGTTCTAATCTAACTTCAAAAGCAGGACTTCCACAATCGCACTATACTTTTACATAAGAATGATTATTTTTTGATGTTCCTTTTCCAATTATAGTTAATAATCCATATTTATCTCCTATCTACCAAACAGAAGAATCTTTAATTCTTATTTTTTGAGAAATTATTTCTCCCTTACAATTATTACAAGATTGAGGATTTTTATCTAAATCATATTTTCTAACACTACTTATTGTTTTACAAGTCTAACATTCACAAATCCAAAAAGTTTCATGTGATTTTGATTGCGGATTTACATCTCTTTTAATAACTTTCCAACAGCCATGAATTTCACCAGTATAATCTTTTAATTTTCTTCCCATATTTAGTCACCGCTTTTTTCTTTTTATATATCTTTTTTTCCCAAAAAAGTCAAAAAATATTTTGGGAAAAATTAATATAATCCCACCCCCTATTTTTGGGAAAAATAAAAAAAGGAGTCTCTAGACTCCTTTTTATTATTCAAAATATCCCTCATCCATAAAATAATGCCAAACGTATCCATTATTATCAATCGCAGTTCCAATATGTCTTCTATGTTCATCTGGTAAAGGCCATCCAGTTCCGCAACAATAAATCTGAACAGGTTCTTCTTCTTCTTTTTCTGTATCAACAATAGCCCATAAAGTTGGCCATCCATCTTGTGTCTAAATATTTAAAATTTCAATAATCCAATCTTTAATTTCAGTAACCTGTCCTTCAATGCCAAGATTATATTTATAAATAGTTTTCATCGCAAAAATAAAATCTCCTCAACTTTATTCTTTTCTTGGGCATAGCCCATAGTATAATATGTGCCGCCGCCGGGTTTACCATCCCACACAACCAAGACCTTATCACTTCTATCGACCATCCATCTATCTCTAGTTGTATAACAATCCTTAAAATATTTATCAGCTAACCAAACCACTCCAGAAGAAGAATCAATTAAATCTTGCTCAACAGGAAAATGAACGTGCTAGGAAGATTATCAGCGAATATGAAAAGAAGCTTATAGATAATGGTATTAGTACATCATTACAATCAGATAAGCCTAATGAAGCTATGAAGCCATTTGAGGATAATGATAAGGATAATCCATTCTATATGACTGATGATGAAGTCAAAGAGGTTAATAAGATGGTTGAAGAGAATAAAAAGAAAGACCAATATATATGGAACGAGGAATCATCTGATAAGTAAATAATAACA